CATTTATAAAACGCTTCAACCAGCTCTGCCAGTTCCTGCGGCGTGAGCTTTTCTTTTAGGTCATCCGGGATACGATTGTAATTGCGCGCAAAGGTTTCAACACAATCTCCAATTTTGCAGGCCTTTTTGACCTGTTCAAGTTTGTACATTGCTCCGATTTCTTCAGCTGTAAACATCCCTTTTCTAAGAGCTTCACGGCCGTCTTTGTCTCGATCAAGCCCTAATGATTTTATCGCTACCTTCTTACTAATGACTCCGATTCCTTGTATTTTCATTTTAATCCTCCTTTATTATAAAACGCGATATCTCACGATATCTTCAACTTTCTCAGGACTTCCATACCAGTATTTTTCGTCTGGATTCCATTTAAGCCCAAATTCTTTTAAAGTTTTTCTACAATTAAAAGTATTTCCAGAAACAACTCCGTCTCCAAGGTTAAAAAGAACTTCACATCCATCAAGGAAAGCATTGAAATATTTGCCAAGCTTTGCGAGCTTGAGATCTTCTTTAGCTTTTTCCCATGCTCTTTTAAGTGCTACAGAAATAGTACATTTACACTGTCTTACGATACTCCATGCATTTTTCATGATTTCTGATTTGTTATACTTCATAATGCTTACCTCCTAAATGATTCCTTATTTCCTCTTGTTGATATTATAATACCACCCAATGAGTGATATGTCAATACTTTTTTGGCACTTTTTTGAACTTTTTAGATTGATACATCTATGCAAAAATATAATCAGAAAGGCGGTGCATAAGATGGCATTATATAACAATCCTTATCAATATAGTTTTGGCGTTCCGGGACAGATGAACCAGTTCCAGCAACAGCCTGTCCAGATGCCAGCTCAACCAGTACAACAACCCCAGCAGAATAACAATGGCATCCTGTGGGTATCTGGCGAAGTAGGTGCAAAATCCTATCTGGTAGCGCCCGGGACAAGTGTTTTGCTGATGGACAGTGAAAGCGAAAAGTTCTACATAAAATCCACAGACGTTTCCGGTATGCCACAGCCATTACGAACGTTTGAATACCACGAGGTAGGCACTCAGATGCCGCCTAAACAGCCTGTTCAGAACATGGACAGTAAATATGTCACCAGACGGGAATATGACGATTTAAAGGGCAAATACGAAGCTATCATAAACCGATTGAATTCTTTTTCTGAACCTGTTAGAGCTAATACCGTACAGGAATCAGCAACCAAGGGAGGAAACACAGATGAGTAATCCATTATTTAGCACACTCGGCGGTGGGATACCACAGGGTAATGGGCCAATGCAGATGATACAGCAGTTCATGCAGTTTAAACAGAATTTTAAGGGAGACCCGAAAGCAGAAGTTGAGAAGATGTTGCAGTCTGGACGGATTTCTCAACAGCAACTTAATCAGGTTCAGCAGATGGCAGGGCAGTTTCAGAATCTACTAAAAAATATGAAATAGTACATTACAATCTGGCCAGATTGATGTAAATACACAATAAAGGAGATTATAACTATGGATGGAAATTTAACAGCATCAGACGTTGCTCTTTTGACCGGGAACAACAGGAATGATGGAATGTTTGGTGGAGACGGTGCATGGTGGCTTATCGTGCTTTTCTTATTCGCATTCTGCGGATGGGGAAACAACGGATGGGGCAATAACGGCAACGGCGGTGGATATATAGCCACGGCGGCTACTCAGGCAGATATTCAGAGAGGATTCGACAATTCCGCAGTAATCAGCAAGCTTGACGGAATCAACAACGGTATCTGTGATGGATTCTACGCAGTGAACAACGGTATGCTTACCGGATTTAATGGAATCAACACCAACATCATGCAGACCGGCTTTGGAATCCAGCAGGCTATTAATGCTGATACTGTAGCGAATATGCAGAATACAAACGCATTACAGGCACAGCTTGCAAACTGTTGCTGTGAGACCAGAGAAGCAATCCAGGGCGTAAACTACAACATGGCGCAGAACACCTGTGCATTGCAGAACACTATGAACAGCAATACAAGAGACATTATCGACAGCCAGAACGCCGGAACAAGAGCCATTCTCGATTATCTTTGTAATGAAAAGATTTCTAACCTGCAGGCTGAAAACAATGACCTCAGACGTGCCGCTTCTCAGGATCGCCAGTCTGCACTTCTCACAACTGCAATGGCTTCTCAGACACAGCAGCTCATTAATGCAATCAATCCAGCACCGATTCCGGCATATCAGGTTCCTAATCCGAACACATTTTACGGATGCGGATGTAACACTGGATGCAATTGCTGATAACTTCATATCGAGAGTATCTTTCGATTGATTCGAATGTCGGCTTATGCCGTATTACACAGAGGGGCAGGCTGAGACCTGTCCTTTTGTGATATGAAAGGAGTATTTTTATGGCAGAATTTACAAATGTAGCTGCTCAGACTGTAGCAGCAAATGGAAACGTAGTATTTTCAAACACAGCAGTTAAGGGTTCTAATTGCATTCAGCACAGAGAAGGAAGCGGAATCGTCACGCTGAGAGGACTGACTAACCAGTGCAAAGCAAGATTCTTTGTGGATTTCTCCGGCAACATTGCGGTTCCCACCGGCGGTACAGCTGGGGCTATCTCTTTGGCAATTGCAATCTCTGGCGAACCGGTATTATCTTCCCAGATGATTTCCACACCGGCGGCAGTGGACCAGTACAATAATGTGTCCTCTGGTATCTATATTGATGTACCTCGCGGATGTTGCGTTAATATTGCAGTGGAGAACACAAGCGATCAGGCAATTTCTGTTGCGAATGCAAATATTGTCGTAACCAGAGAAGCTTAGGAGGTGCAGTTATGAGAGATATTAAAGATTTATGTGCAAGAATTGAAGACGAACTGTCCAAAATCGCTGATAATGGACTGACCACTGGAAATCTGGAAATGACATACAAATTGATTGATATGTACAAAGATATAAAGAACACGCAGTACTGGGACAAGAAAGTAGAGTATTACAACGCTGTTCTTGATGAGATGCGTGGCGGATACAATGACGATTACAGCGAACGTGGAAGAAAGCGCGACAGTATGGGGAGATACAGCTCAAATGATGGCAGAATGATGCCAGATTACGACAGGGGCAGTTCTTATGCTAGACGCGGTGAGCATTATGTTAGAGGACATTACAGCCGTTCTGATGGACGAGATGCTTATGACGACTATATGACACAGAAACAGAGCTATCGTTCCGGCAAATCTGAGGACTGCAAAAGAAAGATGCTTGCCGCTCTGGAAGAACATCTTGACGAACTCACAACAGAAATGAGCGATATGTCCAAGGATGCGGAGTGCCGGGAGGAACGTGATCTTGTTAAAAGATACGTGGAAAAGCTCCGTGATATGCTCTAATTAGTCAAAACATGTACCACAACTTTTTGGAGGTTCTGTGGTAAAATGTATTCATAAGGAAGATTCGTAAGTGGTTGTAGCCACTTGACATAGACATTTTTTCATTGATTCCTCCTTTCTTAGGCGCGTGTCCTTAACAGAAACAGGTTCGGGCGGAACCTGGAGGTTGAAAAGCGGATGCAATTTCCGACACGTACCATTGCCGTTAGTGCATGGCGGCATACCTCCTTGTGAGCACATATAACAGAACAGTGAAATCAAACCCGTGCAGAGGTGTGCGACCGTATAGGCGGTGTTGACGTAGCCCGAACGTCCCGTGTTTAGGCATAGCACGTAAAATACCTTGCTAACCCGGATTCCCGGGTTATGTGGAACCTATCGGCTATAGGACAAATATCTATAGATACAAGTTTTCCAGTTCGACTCTGGAAGTTCCGCTTACCCTGCCAGTGGTCTAACTGGCTTAATCCACTTACCTGCGGCGGCAGGTCAATAAACACGACCAGGAGGATGTATATGCAGAAACTTATTGACACATTAAAATCATTTGGAATTGAAATCCCGGAGGATAAACAGGCAGATGTAAAGAAAGCACTCTCTGAACATTACAAGAATGCTAAAGAAGTAGCGAAAACTCTGTCGAAAGTCGAAGGTGAACGTGATGACTGGAAAGAACGTGCTGAGACAGCAGAAGAAACCTTAAAAGGCTTTGACGGCATTGACCCGGCGAACATTCAGACAGAGCTTGCTGGATGGAAGAAAAAAGCGGAGGACGCAGAGAAAGAATTCAATGCAAAAATCTATGACCGCGATTTCTCAGATGCTCTGAAAGTGGCACTCGACGATGTTAAATTTTCCAGTGAAGCTGCAAAGAAATCAGTCATGGCAGACATCAAGGAAGCAGGTCTTAAGCTGAAGGACGGTAAAATCCTTGGACTGAATGACCTAATCGAACAGATGAAACAGTCTGACGCGTCTGCTTTCGTGGACGAATCTCAGCAACAGGCTCAGCAGAATCAGGCAAGGTTTACTACTCATGTTAGACAGCAGCAGACACCGGGAACCATGACAAAGAAAGATATCGAAGCAATTAAAGACCCGTCTGAGAGACAGGCTGCAATTGCTCAGAATATCCAGTTATTCCAGTGATTTTTTTTCACCGACTATACACCAGAGTATAGCCGCTAACCCAATACCTTAACAATTATGGGTAGAAAGGATTTTTTTTATGGCAGCAAAAGCTAATCTTATTATGGCAAATGATATTCAGGTAAAGGCACGTGAGATTGACTTTGTTACCAGATTCGAAAGAAACTGGGAACACTTACGTGAAATCCTTGGTATCATGCGTCCAATCAAAAAGACGCCCGGAGCAGTTCTTAAATCAAAATATGCAGAGGGTACATTACAGAACGGAAATGTTGGTGAAGGTGAGGAAATCCCTTACAGCAAATTCGTTATAAAAGAAAAGCCCTATGCAGAAATGACTATCGAGAAATACGCAAAGGCTGTATCTATCGAAGCAATCAAAGATCACGGTTACGAGAACGCTGTTCAGATGACCGATGATGAATTCCTCTTCCAGCTTCAGACCAATGTTACTGAAAGATTTTACAACTATCTGAAAACAGGTACTCTCTCATTCACGGAAACCACTTTCCAGATGGCTCTGGCAATGGCTAAAGGTCGTGTAGAAAACAAATTCAAACAAATGCACAGAAATGTAACTGGCGTTGTTGGGTTTGTAAATATTTTGGACGTGTACGAGTATATCGGAGCAGCTGAGATTTCTATTCAGAACCAGTTCGGCTTCCAGTATGTGAAAGACTTCCTGGGATTCAATACAATCTTCCTGTTATCTGACAGTGAAATTCCGAGAGGAACAGTAATCGCTACACCTGTTGAAAATATCGTTCTGTACTATGTTGACCCGAACGAATCTGATTTTGCAAGAGCGGGTCTTGTATATACTGTATCCGGTGAAACAAATCTGATCGGATTCCATACACAGGGCAATTACCACACAGCAGTGTCTGAATCATTCGCAATCATGGGACTTACCCTCTTTGCAGAATATATTGACGCTGTTGCTGTCGGAACTATCAACGCAACTCAGACACTTGGAACTCTGACTGTAAACTCTGTGGCAGAAAGTAAAAGCGGAGATGCAAAAGTGACTGTTACTCCGGCAAAAGTAAGCGCAGGAAATGTGTATAAGTACAAAGTTGCATCATCTGAGACTTCCGTAGACTACGGACAGAATGTGAAGAACTGGACTGCGTGGGATGGAGAAGCTGACATTACCGCAGCAACAGGGCAGGTAATCACAGTGGTTGAGTGCGACAGTACCTATAAAGCACTGAGTGCCGGACACGCAACTGTAACAGCAAAATGATGATCGACTAGGAGGTAACTGGCATGGCTTATGCAGATTATGATTTTTATATAGAGTCGTATTTCGGCTTAGTCGTGCCAGAAAACGACTTTGATAGACTTGCTGGAAGGGCAAGCGATTTTGTAGATACACTGACATTCGATAGGCTTTTAGGAGGACTTCCGACTAATGAACGCGCTAGAAAACGTATTAGAAAGGCGGTCTGTTCATTGGCTGAATTAATGTATCAGATTGAGCTTGCTGAGAAGAATGCTACTAATGCCGCCGTGAGCGGTACGTCAACCGCAATCGGATCCGGTGGTAGCACGACAGGCATTGTAACATCTGTATCATCTGGCAGTGAATCCATCTCTTATGCAACGCCACAGCAGAAAGCATCAGGTGCAAAGGAATGGAGTGCAGTGTATGCCGCCGCCGGAGATGTACAAAAAACGAATGACTTACTTTACGAGACGGCTTTGCCGCTTCTGATGGGAGTAAGGACGGATGATGGAATACCAGTATTGTATGCAGGAGTGTGAATATGAAGTTTAGAAAAAAAGGCATTATGTATTACGGCGCAGAAACTTGTGATTTACCTCCGTGTGAGCTGTATATCGAAACATTAGAGGGAACACATCATGTTTCTGTTGGAGACTATGTTATCCAGGGTGTAAACGGAGAGCTTTATCCGTGCAAGCCGGATATTTTTGAAAAAACTTATGAGGAGGTGAAAGAGTAATGGAAGCATTATTCGCAAACATGACCGTGATTCTGGCAGTAATCGGGATTCTGGCGTTTTGTGTATCTGTGATTACACAGGTGATTAAAAATGTTGGGTTCCTGTCGAAAATTCCGACAGATGCCTTGGTGCTTGTACTGTCTATCGGAATTACTGTGGCCGCTTTTGTAGCGTATATGCAGTATATCCACATGACAATCTTGTGGTATATGATATTAGCAGCTATCATGGCTGGGTTTATTGTGGCATTTATTTCCATGTTCGGATGGGAGAAGATTACGGAATTGTGGAAGCGAACGTCCAAGGTTGACGTGGATAAGCTAAAAAATAAATGATTAAGGAGAGGGTATCATGTACGAAAAAACAGTGACGATTTTCAACTATTACGAAAGTGCCACAACAAGAGATGTGTACTGGTATCCTCATGTTTTATCCGGCGTTGGCCTCATTACGGACAAAGGGGCAATCCTTAAAAAGTACGGACCAGATACAACAGACAACGCACAGTTGCACATCCGTTACACTGTCCAGAATGGCGATATAACCATTACTGATAGAGACGGTAAGATTCTCCCATGGGTGCCGCCTAAAGAGTGGAAACAGCAGATCAACAACGCTCTAGAGGATACTATCACATTCTCAGATGAATCGTTCTTCTGGGAGGGCGAGTGGACTGGTGGGACGGTAACTGACAGCGACTATCGGAACGGATTCTACCAGTACATGAACGAGAATAAGGATAACGTGTTTAAGATTACCAGTGTAGGCGGACCGTATACGCTGATTCCACATTTTGAGATTTTGGGTAAGTAATATGAGTAAAATTCATCATTTCAAAGGATTCTCCATAGTTGACGGAGATATGAAAATCAAGCTGAATATGGACAGGTTCTCCAAACAGTATCAAGAAGCCCAGTATCTCCTTGATGGAATGGTCATGGATAGTATGGTGCCGTTTATGCCGATGATTACAGGGGACTTCATTAATCGAACGAGAGTTGAGAGTACATCCTTGCAAGGAACTGGGAAAGTATGCGCGGCGGCGGCCCCTTATGGGCGCTTCCTGTACGAAGGAAAAGAAATGGTTGATGAATTGACCGGAAGTCCCTACGCGAGACGTGGAGCAAAGAAAGTTCTCGTTAGTCAGTTTTCTGGTCGGACAGCCGCAAAGGAAAATCTTGAATACACCAAACAGGCACACCCGCAGGCACAGGCAAAGTGGTTCGATGCCGCTAAACGGCAATATGGCAGTACATGGATTCGCAAAGTAAAAGCACAGGCAGGAGGTGGCAGACATGGCGGATAAACCTATCGGAAAAGATGCAACTGGATATGAGATTCTGACAGATGCCATGAAAGCACTTCTGAACCAGTATCCAGGACCATACGAAAATGAAACAATCAAATTCGAGGAACTTGGCAAGGAATCAGGAATTGCATTCTCGGCAGACAACGGGGCGTTGATTTATTCAGAAAAAGAAGATGTTTGCGGAACAATGCACCAGGTATGCCAGTATCCATTTTATGTGGTATACCGAACAGCATCCGACAAGGAGCGACAGAAGTTATCTGTTCAGAAATTCCTTGATAATCTCGGCAAATGGATATGCCGAGAACCAGTTATCATAAATGGCTCTGAGACACGTTTAAATGCGTTTCCTGAGCTTTCACAGGGACGAGTGATAAAACGTATCACTCGTGACAACTCCTATGGTTTAGAGCCACAGGAGAGCGGTGTGCAGGATTGGTTATTACCATTATCAGTGCGCTACGAAAACACTTATGAAGTAATCTAACAAGCAACAACCGGCTATCAATTGGAGATAGTCGCTAACCTACACAGCCTTTTAAAAGTTATAGGCAGAAAGGACATTTCTATGGCAGTTACAGGCAAGATTGACCGTAAATATATGGCTCATTATATCGACGCAGGCTCCCTCTGTGGAGGACTGAAGCCAAAATATGAGCGTCTTGGCAAGGATCTGGAAGAGTA